GGGCAGGTGAAGGAGCCGGTGCAGGACCTGGTGCAGGAGGCCGCGAAATCTGCCTGCATGTGGTACCCCCGGGTATGGGTTCGAAACCGGGAGGGCACCTCACAGGCGCTGGAGCGGGCGCTGGTGCTGGCGCTGGCGCTGGCGCTGGCGCTGGCGCTGGCGGTGGGGTTGGTTTAGGCTGCTCCATTGCCTTATTATCTGCTTTTTTCTGATTTTGGTATTGTGCCGTTGTATCTTTTGACGACTTCACCTTGTTAATGATATCACGTAGTTTTGCATTTGCGGCTGCGATGATGCTCTGTTTCTGACTTGAACTGTCCTCCAACCTTTTCTGGGCATTTGCCTCTGCCTGTAGCCTGATTGCAATGGTTTTGTTGTACTCGTCGTCTGCTGCTTGGCGCTTTGCAGTGACTTCACGAAGAACATCCTGTGCCTCTTTCATCTTCTGAGCAACAATGTCATCTGACAGTTTTCCATAATTTGCAGATGCATTTGCAGACTCCTGTGTTGCATTGAACACAGCCACATCTGCCTGTGCAAGTTGATTTTTCCTGAGTGTTTCCAAGGCTTTTGCTGCTTCAACATTTTTCTGCTCTGTGAGTGCCTTGCTCAACTCAGACGCAACGACGGCTGTCTGGACATCTTGCTGAGTCGCTGCCCCTGCCTCATACAATGCAGCTGCCGTCGAAGTGTTTGCCGATAATTGTGCGGAATCCGTTGCCGTCCTAATGGCAACATCCAAAAGATCATTGGCAACTTTCTTGTCGGATTCGATGCTAACGGTTGTGGCAATATCTTTGATGATAGACCCGTTCTCGCGTTTCTTCTTGTTTATCAGTCTGATGACGAATACCGTGATTCCTGCAACAATTGCAACAACCACTATAATTATTGTCCATATGAGCCAACGACTCAAACCGCCAGAATCTCCATTGTTGCTGAGGTTGTTATTATCAAGTGCATTGTTGACAGTGTTCTTGACTGCATTTACCACACTCGTGACTGCATCTTGTGGTGCACTTATGACATTTATGGGGACGTCACTCATTTCTATATAATTACATTTTTAATTTTTAATTATGTTTGCATATAATAAATGAAAACTTGGGTTCTTATTTCTATTATTTCGGTTGTCCTGGCCACAGTGGGAACAGCAATTGCAATGGTAATTCTGTTCGTACGTAAACGTGCCAGGGCTAGAGCGGATGAAAGCTACACAAAAGGTATAGTGAACGAGGCGTTGTTGGCTCAAAACCTTGAGACACAGGCCGCTGTCATCGCTGATGTAGATGCTGCTGCACAGGATGCCAATGCCACAATTGGGAATGATCAGGATCTTGCATTTAGCGAACTTGCACAGTCGAGGAAGGACTTGGAGGATTTGCAGACGAACCTGGCTGCTGCTACGGTGGCCACAAACACTATGAGAACTGAGAAGAATGCGGTGGCCAATGCAGCAAAGGCAGACAAGGCCCTCGAGGTGTCCAAGAAAGACCTGACCTTTGTGCAATCCACCAGTGATAAGATAAGTAATGCGACGGTCACCGGCATCCAGACGATCACAAAGAGTCTCCAGGACCAACAGGATGCCCTGACAGCATTCAGAGCATCTCTGCAGAACAAGGCCATGGATATGGCACAGCAAGTGAACAATCCAACGATTACCCCACCCGTCCTGACAAACAAACCATCGATCAGGACTATATGGGATGCCGCTATTCAGCATATTGCATCGTCACCAGATCAAGATGTTGCTATAAAACAACTAGCGGAACTGTATAATGTCATTCAGAAGGATGTGGTGGACTTGAAAAAAGCAGTTGACGATTACAAGAACCCTACGGTGTGCGAGAAACTTATGCGCATTCAGATTGATGGGAAAATTGGATGCCCGGAGGGGTACACAGACACTGGCAGAAATTTAGGCGATGTGGATGGTGAAGTTCAGTGTGTCAGGGGTCCTTGTCCCGCATTGAGCCCTAACAATTGTGGTTATACAAGACGCGTAGCAAAGTTTGGAAGATATGAGTGTCCCATAGGGTACAAAGATACTGGTCGCCCAGATGTGAGCGATTACCAGTGTCAGATAGGTCCGTGCGGAGCCATACCGGCAGATTGCCAGTTTAGCAAGAAAATAAATGGTCAATGCCCCTCTGGAATGGTAACTACAGATTGGGTCGGAGATGCAAACTATTTTTGCCGAACACAAGCATGCAAGATGCCCCCAAAGCCTCCTACGTGTCAGTTTAGCAAGAAAATCAATGGTCAATGCCCCGCGGGAATGCTGACGACGGATTGGGTGGGGGATGAAAACTATTTTTGCCGAACGGCTCCATGCAAGATGCCCCCAAAGCCTCCTGCATGCCAGTTTAGCAAGAAAATCAATGGTCAATGTCCCGCGGGAATGATCACCACAGACTGGGTGGGGGGTGAAAACTATTTTTGCCGAACACCTGCATGCAAGATGCCTCCAAAACCAGCACCTGCACCTGCACCCGCACCAGGACCTGCTCCATCCGGAGGTTGTCCGTCTGGTGGATGGATGGATGCTATGGGAACCGTGTTCAGCAGTTATCCAAGGGCGGGAAGCAAAGAAGCGACTGACAACTCTGGAGCAAAATGGGAAGGTCTCTTTGCCTATGCGAATGGTAAGCAATCTCGGGAATGGGTCGCCTCTCAAAACATTGTAGCTGTCTTCAATTCACGCGATGGGCGCAACGACAGCGAAATGAAAAGAAAATATGCAGGGCGGATGCTGTGGGTGAAAAATAAGTCAAACGGGACGTGCATGAAGGTCAAAGTACTAGATACGTGTGCAGATTCCGACTGCAGTGGTTGCTGTACGCGGAATGCAAATTCAGGAGGAGGAATGTTGATAGATTTAGAGGTGAATACTGCGAAGAGGTTCTTCGGATCTGGTTATCAGGAACAAAACGGCGAGCCAGCGAATATGGAAAAGATCCTTTGGCAATTTGCTTAATTGCACATATCATACTTCATAACTCATTTTTTGGGAAACAAACTCATCTGGCGAACTATCTGGGGTGGAGCGTGCGGACGCCCCTGCGACGGATGTAGGAGATTGGCCAATATACTTACCGGACCTTTGCAGACCAACAGTCTCAAAGAAGCGATTGCTTGCCTCATTCACGAGGCTTGTTGGAATTTGAAATCTCGTGTTCCTCCCGAGTTTCTTGTCTTCCTTCTTCCCAAAGAAGCCAAGAAGCTTCCGGTTCTTCCTCATCCATTCCTCTGGGGTTCCTCCGAGTTCTCTGGCGCACTGTTCTGCAAAATCTCGGAACGTCTTCTCCTCGTCTGTCAATCTGACAAACGGATAGCTGATAATATGTTCGCATTTTGTCATGCTTATATCTGCTTTCAACATCTTGAAATCTTATATATTACAGTATACATGTGATTTTATTTAAGCTCTTTTATAGCGCAATGTATTCTAGCGATGTTCTAGAACCATCTTCAGATAAATCTACTAGGCTTTGTACTTGGCGTTGTGCCGGGTATTGTGCCTGGTGTTGTGCTGGGAAATGCATAGTTTGTGCTCTAAGAAGTTTTCGATGTTCGGCGGCAACTCTTTTGAGACGTACCATTATCGTTGCGAATTTATCCCGTATCACGTCCTTTTCAAGGTACGGGGTGTACTCTGGAGATTTCCACAGGAAACTGTTTCCTACAATGGTCAGTATGTGCATATTGCGCGAGTATGCTTCTAGGTCTGCAATTATGCGCTCGTTCAGGATTGACAAGTGCTCTGTAACATGGTCAAGCAATTTTGCATTTGTAATGATGAAATCGTTATATTCTTTGAGAATGTTCAGTATCGTCATCTGTATATCAGACACGTTGGACTGTATCCGCATGCAGTTATCGTACATCTTATTTAATGACTCGAATATTTTGGTGACCATGAGCTGCAATATAATCATTAATGAGCCAAGGAGCACAGTATCATTGTCCGGAGGTAAGATTGTAAACAAAGTCAGTATGGCCACCGAAACAATATGAAACACCCAAAAAAAAATCATCGTATTCCCGATTCTTTTGTGGCCGTTTGGTTTTATTATACGTGGGATAGAAGATATCGTGATGTTGATGTCTTCCAAAATTTTCATTGTTATGCAGTGCTTAAATTTCTTAAATTGATTCTTCAAGTGTTGTCTCCTCCTCAACTTCTTCTTCTTCTTCAGTTGGTGATGTCACGTGCACATCGCTGTCCCTGCACTTTTTACACGGACGCTTGCTGCCAACGAATAGCGCGACCGTCTCTGTCTTGGAGATATTCCGACAGAATGAGCAAATAAAGATGACGTTCTTGCAGCCGTCTTCGCATCGGCACCGCTGTGAGATCTTGGTAACACAGCTGGCGCACAGAAACTGGAAGCAGCAATTGGTCTGAATGCAACTACGGTTGCACGCATCATCTGCACACCATCCACGCATACAGATAGGACATTCCTCGCCATAGTCATCCGACGTTCTGACCCGCACATTCACAAATGCTTGGTTGTAGCGGTGGCTCCTGCTAATGTTAGGCATCAGATTTACATTTGTAATTAAAAAATAATTGAGTTTTTTACACGATAATTCGGTTTTTTACGCACAAAAAAAGATTCATTATAATAAATGAAAAACCTGTATGATTCCATAACGTTCAATGAATCCCATGGCGATGAGAAGTCCCTCAGATTCCTACAGTCCCAGATACGGACATTCATGAAGCACTTGAAGGACAACTACCCAGGTGAGGAACTGACCAGAAATTTGATGGCAAAGTATAGCGATGTTCAACTTCTCCCATTCAGAAAGGGGGCGAAGGACAACACGTACACGAGCGGAATGTTTGACCACTCCACTGGCATTTTAAAGGTTGCGGCGAGGGATGGTGGTGGCACCCTTCGCGATGAAGCATCTCTTAATAAGTCTATATGCCACGAACTTGCCCATGGAACAAGATTCAAATACCCTGGAGAGACATCGCATTCGAATGACTGGAAGAATGCGTGGAAACAGTTTCTGAAGATTGCGACTGAAGACCTTAATTGGAAAGTTGAGGCACCTTGCTCTAGTATGAAGTTTTATGATTTACAGAAATCGGATTGCCCCAACTGTGTTTGGGACAGTGAGGAATGTTCTATTTTACCAGGGGACCGCTTGAAATGATTATTCATCGTCTTCATCGTCGTCGGCGATCTTGGGGGCTAAGAAGAAACTAATGTAAGAGTCTTTGCCAAACTCGTACTTGATTGTCACGGGCTGGTCATTTGCAAGTCTAATGTGTGCAGTCTTGGAAATGCTCGCTGCTTTTGCAAATGTAACCAGGTAACGCGAGGAAAACTTTGCGCTGAGCTTTCCATTGATCTTCACACGCTGATCGTGGAATGACATGCTGACTTGGCCAATGTCACCATATGTACTCATCGACAGAGTGTCGTTGTCCGTGAAGAAAGTCATGGTATCTCCGAAGGATGCCATGTTTTTGAAATATTTTGATAGGACTCCAGCGTCGGCATCAATTTCGACATCGCAATCCATGTCTGGCACATCCATCTCCTCGCTATCAAGTTCAATAGTCTTGAGACGGAAATGTTCGTGTTCTGAGCATACAACAAACTCATCTGGCAAATCTTCAGAATACTCGAAACATACTTGAGAATCCATGCAGCCGAGAACTCGAACAATAGTTGACAGCTTGATTCCGATTGTAACAAATTTCGGAACGCTATACGTCGTGAAAAACTCCTTTGAGATCTTCACGGTGGTCAGTGCCACATGGCTCGTATCCATAGACTGGATTTTCATTCCGTGGTCCGTGAACATGAGATTCACATCATCATTTAGCTCGTCCAGAAGCATGAACATTTTCTTGAGAACATCTGGGTTCTCTACCACAACTTTGAAACCAAGAGACATGCTGTCCATTTTCTCTGTCAGTGAATCCATCTATGTTACATATCCATGTAAAGTAGTTATGTTACAAGTTGTGTCGATATACATACTATGATTCATACTCGTGTGATTTATGAAGGTCGTAGAGTATTACTCCATCACCCCATCCATTAGCATTGTCGCGATCACATATCTCGAGTCTTGAGACTATCTTGAGGCCATCTATCATGGCAATTGACCTGTCGATGATTCTCTGACTATCATAATACCGTGTCTGCATGATAGCCATGATAGTTGTTTTTGCAAGTTTATCATTCAAATTCCTAAGTAGACTCGTCCTGAACATATGCTGGTTGGATACGATCAGAGAATACTCTGGTTTGAAGACAATGGAATCGATCCCAGTCTTGCTCATGTCCTCATCGATCCATGTGATCGTCTCAATATGAGGATTCTCATACAGGACATAAGAGATATCGGTACCAAGATGGAGCAACTTGGTGTTTGGCTTGTTACCAAGATTGTTTACGAGATGACCAACCTTGGAGCTATTAGTTGGCAACCGCGACCTCTGCAAGGATGCCCGTGACACACTCTGATTGATAAAGTTGAGATTGAGACTCATTTTCTATTCCTTTAGCTCACAATTTTCTTTAAATTATTACAGGTGTCGATATATATCAGTATCTCTGAATATTCCCAAGAGTGGTGATGGCACACATCGCCATATTGTCACGGAGAATCCAGGCGAGCACGGCATAGCCGAATAGCAGAGTCGAAACCCCAAAGGACATCCAGCGAACAATGGATTCGGTGTTCTTGGACTCGGAGTTTCTTGCTGGATCAAGCGGGTCGTAGTACAGACGCTTTATGGAACCCTTTGCAGCGTCCAATGTGGCCTTTGCCTGTGTGAAAGAAGAGAATCTGTCCGTTGTCATGCCAGAATATTTCTTGCCCGCGACCTCGTATTCTACATTGTACACAACATCAAAGTACGTCCTATAGGAGTTCTTCCCTGATTTGACGGTTGAGGTCTTGATGTCGCCGTTGACAACGACCGCGTCTGCGAGTACATAACTCGAAGTGTCTCCCACGAGTTTTGACGCAAACACGCCAACAAAGAACAAAATAACACCAAATATTCCCGAGAGTATAGAGCCAGTTGTCATTCTGAAGGCACAGTATTTCGCAATTGCCGACGAGTCCATGATATGTTATGTGCACATTTTATTGTATAATCATTGTTCTGTATATGACCACTTGAAACCAAGTGCACTTTTTACCATACCACGAGCACAAGATCTAATATTAGTTGCATCTTTCTTGTTCATATACCGTGCTGCTTCTCCACCAGAAGCAAACAAATGTATAAAAGTGCCATTCAGATCATATTGATACACTTTCTTGGAACTGTGATGCTTCTCACCTTGATTTTTCCCAAGTCTTAGGTCACTTTGTTTTTGTTTGGTTCCCTCAGTGTGTTTTTTCCCATAGAAATGATTGTTTTCGCCTTTAATTGATTCAGACTGTTTTTTTTTAGATTCTTTAGATCTGGTATTTCCAATGTTTGCTTCTTTTATCTTTTGTTTGGTTCCCTCGGTGTGAGTTATTCCAATGTGCGATTTCCCGATCTTTTGTCTAGTGACATCACTCAGTCTGGCATTTCCACCCCCTTCTTTGAGATTATAACCACCGGGAGCAAGCGTCTCTAACTCGTGTACGAGAAGATCTTCGTCAAAGTTCAAGTCCTCATCTGGACATATGTACCAGTCCTTCTCAATGTTCTCCCAACCATATTTTTGTACGGCATTGTAGATTGCCACACAATGGCTGCTTTCTTTTTGATGCTCTTTGAATCGCTCTTCTATCGTTCGAACTGTTTGTCCGATGTAGCTCTTTCCTGAGGGTGATGTGAGTATATAAATGTAGCCCATATTTACAATGTAAGTTCTGTTATTATTTAAATGCAAGTTTATCGATATGTACATATACCAATGTTAAAAGTTAAAATGTTGCTTAAATGAAAATGCTCTCTAGGTTGTTATACCACATCTGTGTTGTAGATGTCCCTTCTAGGATAGTCAGTTCCTTCTGGA